TGTACTCTAACTTATCCTTGTAGGGGCGAGCGTAAGCGAGAACCAATAGAAGAGTATCTAACGGAGCACTAACAGAGTATCTCTGAGAGGTCTCTGAGAGTGTCTCTGAGAGTAGCTAGACATGACCTATACCAACCTATTACTACTGTCTCTAAGTTCCCCACAGGTCCCCTTGAGATCCTCCTAAGACTCCTCACAGATCCCCCTAAGATCACTGCTAATATTAATATGAACTCCTATAAGGAAGAAAGATACAAAGTAATCCCTGAGAGTATCCCTGAGAGTATCCCTGAGAAGTCTCTGAGAGTATCCCTGAGAAGTCTCTGAGAGATCAAGGGGGGTGCAGAATTATCTAAGGGTACTTATATATATACATTATTCTTATATGTTTAACACAAAGACTCTAAGACATCCCTAAGACACTCTTTGAGACCACTTGGGGGTACCCAAAGTTATGTGAGGACTAACTATGGCAGACAGAAAACTACTAGAACTTCTGAAGGAAAAGGAGAAGCGAGTACTCTTAGACAAATATAGAGAAGACTTTGCTAGCTTTGCTGAGGAACAGATACAGATTATAACGAAGGATGCGACACAGGGGTTCGTACCTTTCAGACTTAACGATGCTCAACAGTATATAACGGATAAGTTAACGGAGCAGTTAAGGGAGACGGGGAAAGTAAGGGCGATTATTCTTAAGGCGAGACAACAAGGTATAAGTACCTATTGTGCTGGTAGGGTATTCTGGAAGTCTTACTACTCTCCTTACTCACGTTCAGTCATCTTGGCGCATGATAGTGCTACATCTGATGCATTGTTCAATATGAGTAAGAACTTAATTAGGAACATGGATGGTAAGTTAAAGCCAGAGGAGATTAGGTCTAATGCGAAGGAGATCATTCTTAAGTCGCCATCGTTCAAAGACCGTGAGGCTACAGCTTCGTACAGATTGTACACAGCTGGATCTCCAGAAGCTGGTCGTGGGACGACACCAACAATTCTACATGCATCGGAGGTGGCGTTCTGGCAGCATGACGAGAAGATACTCGCGGGTTTATTCCAAGGGATCTCACATGCCCCGGGCACTGAGGTTATCTTGGAGAGCACTGCGAACGGAGCTACGGGCGAGTTCTATCGCTTATGGAAGGGAGCAGTAGCTGGGGAGAATGAATACTTACCGATCTTCCTACCTTGGTTTTGGACTAAGGAGTATACTAGGGAACCTCCAGAGGGTATGGAGTTGTCTCTAGAGGAAGAGAAGTTAAAGGAGAGATATGAGTTAACAGATGGTCAGTTATACTGGAGGCGACTAAAGATCGCTGAGGGTGGGGAGCTTAAGTTTAAGCAAGAGTACCCTGCATCTGCTGATGAAGCATTTCTTGTCTCGGGTAGTAATGTGTTTGATGTTGATAAGTTGAATGCGTTGTTGCCTGAGCAACCTGAGAGGGTATCCTCTTGGGACCCCTCATCGAAGATGTTTGAGACATCTAGGGAGGGTAAGCTACAACAATGGGTATTCCCAGATTGGGATAGTCCGTATATAATAGCTGCTGATGTGTCTTTAGGGGTAGGTCAGGACTATAGTGTAGCTGTGGTAATGGATAGTGAGTACAGGGTATGTGCCATGTACAGAGACAATAAGGTTGACCCGAGTACCTTTGGGGAACTCTTATTTTATTTGTCTCGCTATTATAACAATGCTTTTTTGTTGGTTGAGTCTAACAATATGGGCATAGCCACTTTGCAGAAGTTAGAGTCTATGGGACATGCTAACTTATATAAGCAGACTAAGATTGCAAATGTGTCTAATGAAGATGGGGAGCGATTGGGCTTCCGAACTACTCAGGCTACTAAGCCTGTGATAATTGGTAATTTGAAAAAGCTTATTGAGGATGAAGGGGTATGGATACCTTCCAACATAATGATCCAAGAACTAAAGGACTATGTGTCTACGGCTATAGGCAAGACAGAGGCAGCACCGGGAACCCACGATGATACGGTAATGGCGTTGGCTATGGGTTGTGAGGTGTTGCGTACACATAGGGATAAGTTAATGACGAATAGGATCTCGTGGAAGGATAGACTATCCACGTACACCCCAGACGACACGAAGTGGTTATAAAGGTTTAGCCATAGTCCTCAGCAGGTTTAGTGCAGCCTGTGGCTAGAAAATGCACTACCTTACTTAAGAGAGGGTCCAGACGTACCTGCCTAAAAATATGTATGTCTAGACTCGCAGCCATACCTGGATCTTCTCTTAAGTGAGGTCCCTATAACTAAAAGGTATATAAGTTATGTCTAAGAAGAAGTTAGTGGAAACACTCAAGGAAGTAGCAAAGAAGAAGGAAGAGGTTATTGTCTCCCCTTCGAAGAAGGAGCGCAAGCATGTTCCCCTTAGAGATCGTAAGGGAAACATCATTAAGAAGCGCGAGTTTAATTAATAAGGGTATCACCCTGTTCGTAAGATAGTTAGTCCCGAGGAGGGAGATATGTCACGATTTATACAACCACAGAAAGAGCGTAAGGTTAAAGAGCCTAAGCGTACACCACCACCACGCCCGGGTAAATACACTGGGGATGATTTAGAAAAAGCACGTAGTGTGCCTAGCCCACGAGGTGTTTAATGAGTCGTCACGGATATAAAGAAAAAGTATCAGATGATCAGTTGGTCTCGCTTGTAGAGTCTGGGATCTTTAGTTCCTCAGGGGACTGGTTGAGTTCATCTGATCTAGCGTATGAGAGACAAAAGTCTACGCTGGAATATGCTGGAGTACCTTCAGGACATCTAGCCCCGCAGGGGGTGTCGTCAATTGTAGATACGTCTACGACAGAGACAGTAGAAGCATACCTAGCAATCCTCTCAGACCTCTTCATGAACAACCAGAAGCTCGCTAGGTTCATACCCTATGCTAACAGTCCGGGTGCCTTTGATGACGCTCACAACGCTTCTCTGTTGGTCAACCACTGTATCTTTAAGCAGAACAATGGTTGGGAGATTATGGAAGGGTGGATGAAGTCTGCACTCTTGTGGAAGAATGGATTAATCCGTTGGGACTACGTAGAGGATTATGACTACGACATCATTGAGTATGAGCGTATTGATCAGACTAAGTTAGATGAGTTATTGTCTGATGAAGACATTGAGATCATTGGTGACTTAGAGTTTGAGAATGAGTACACAGATGTAGATCCTATTGCGATGATAGAAGGTGAGGGTGGTTCAACGGGACCTACGCTAACCTATGTAGATGTACGCCTTCGTAAGAAGGTGAACAAGTCGCGAGTCAAGATTGAGCTGATTCCCCCAGAGAACTTCCGAATTGCACGAGATGCAACTAGTATAGATGATGCAGACTTTGTAGGTATTCAGTCTACGTATACACGTTCAGAGATTCGTAAGATGTGGCCTGATGTAGCAGAAGAGCTAGATGAGGAGGATTGGGATGCTTTGTCTGACAATGACATCACCCATGACATACATCAAGAGGATGTAGCTGTACGTAAGATGATCACAGGTCAGAACTACACTACAGATAATAGTTATGAGACGGATATGCTAGAGGCAACCCGAGAAGTAACGTTGACTGAGTGTTGGTTAAAGGTAGACCGAGAGGGAGATGGTATAGCTGAGTTGAAGCATATTATCTTAGCTGGTGATCACATCTTGGAAGAGAATGATGTAGACATGGTACCTATTGCTGTATTGTCTCCTATCTCTATTCCGTTTGAGTTTCATGGTTTGTCTATTGCAGACTTCACCCGTAGTAGTACATTGGCGAGTACAGCGATTCTCCGAGGATTCGTTGAGAACACATATCTCACCAACTACTCACCTAAGCTAGCAGATCCAAACGTAGTTGACTTCTCTGCATTGCAGAATATGAAGCCTAAGCAGATCATAGCAACCAATGGTAACCCTGCAGCAGCAGTACAGTCTTTGGTTCCTGAGAGTATCAGTACAGGTACAGTGCCTCTCTTAGAGCACTTGCAGATGATCAAGGAGCAAGCTACTGGTATGTCTAAGGCAGCACAGGGTTTGAATGATACCTTGTATGTTTCAGGTAACAGTGAGCAGAAGTTAGCAGCAGTGCAATCCGCTTCGCAGAAGCGAATCCAACACATCGCGCGCCGCTTCGCGGAGACTGGATTCCGTCGTTTGTGTGCGGGTATCTACAAGACGTTGCGTAAGTGTATGAACACGAAAGTTAACTGTCAGGTTGGATACGCATTTGCTGAGATTGTACCTTCAGAGTTACCTGCGGATCTACAGTGTGAGATCTTTGTAGACATTGGTGAGAACTCTAATCTTAATAAGATTCAGAAGTTGAAGTCAGTGGGTGCAGAAGTTATTACTGGTCTTAAGT